AGGCTGAGATCCGCGGCTTCTTCTCTGGAGCCTCTGGAGTGAATTACGACTCCTCAACCGGTGCTATCACAGCAGACCAGGCAGAGATCCGCGCTCTCCTGTCCGGATCTGCTGGTGTGAATTACAACTCCTCAACTGGAGCTATCACAGCAGACCAGGGAGAAGTAAGAGGCTTCTTCTCTGGCCAGGCTGGTGTCACCTATAACAATGCAAACGGACAAATTAGCCTCAATGTCGCCTTTGTCCGACACGCGGCCACAAATCAGAGCCTCACAGCTAACACCGCTCTCACTATCACCCACAATCTGGGTGAGAAATTGGTGCATGTATCCGCGCTGAGAACCTCTGATAGCAAGGCCATTGATTTGGACGTTGAGTATCTTTCAACATCTCAGCTAAAGGTCAAATCCGCTATCAATGTCACCTGTGATATTGCTATCAGTATCTAAACGGCCCAGGCTTCTTCTGGTTGTACCAGGCTTCTTTGATTTTGTCTCGGTTAGCCTGGTAAAACTCAGGATCTCTGGTCGCTCGTTCAATAAGATCCCTCCCCCCTGCGCTCTGTGGGGGAATAACGGCCCCGGCATTTGATGCTGGGGCTGTTCCTGTTTCTGCTGGGGCTGAGATAGCCTCTGCCTCTGGAGCCTCTGTGGGGGCGGCTGGGGGCTGGAAATGAGGTCTGAGATGAGCCGGAGCTTTTGAGGGATCTGATTTTATACCATCGATCCACTCACCAATACCCAGCCGATCTTTTTTAGCCAGATTCTCCATGGAGCGTTTGTGAGACCACTCCACCATATCGCGTATATCTGGATCTGTGATGCCATGAGCCGATATGGCTGAGTGGTTTTGATATTTAGCCCTTGATGCCTCCAGTTCTGATCTGAGCCCATCCATCTGAGCCCTCATACCAGCCGGATCAAAATCCTTCATTTTTGCGGCCAATTCATCCCGTTCTTGTTCCGCGGATCTGGCTCTCTCTGATAGTTTTGTAAGTCGAGATCTAACCAATTCATCAACCTGAGTTTTTGGGATATATTCAACCCCCTCGATTTCTTTTGTTTCCATTTTTTTGTCCCTGTTTATGGTTGTCCAAATTCAATTTTTTGTCGTCTGATTTCTCTGAGATATTCCACAGCCTCATCCGTCGAAAATTCCGGATGAAATGATTTGATAGCCTCCACTGGTGTGATCAGGCCATTGTTTAATTTGTCGATAACATCCTGCCTGATAGCCTCAGCCTCCTCTTTGCTCAGAGGTATAGAGCTATAGGCGATTTGATAGCCGCTCTCTGGGTAGTTTGTACCCAGCAAACGATTGCTTATGATTGCTGATAGCTCCAGCGTTGCAAGGTCTCCAAATTTGAAGGAGGGAGAGTATCTTCTCTGAGCATCTCTCTGGTCGGATTTGCTCATAGCGATGGCATACCCCGATCTGGGATCGCCAGATACTTTCTGCACACTGGCCGGGCTTATCCCTCCTGATTGAGCCAATTTACGCTCATAAAGAGTGATCATCTCCATCAGTTCTCCGGGGTCTCCACCGGCTGAGTACTGTCCAATCAGAGGAGAGCCGATCCCAGCCATATCCTCAGAAGGTGAAAACACCAGGATAGAGGCTGGATCGCTCGATATAGCGGCTCTCCTGGCTGAGCCATCTGAGTCATACACTCCAGCCCCAGCTAGCTGAGCGCCCATTACGTATCTCTGAGGATGAGAGCAGTCTCTGGCCAGGTGTATCAGATAGGTGCTCAAAACTGCTGATGTTAACGCCCCAGCTACTAACTCAGCCCCATCAAAAGGATCGAACAATTCGGCCCCTGATAGAGTGGCATGATACACCGAATAAGGCATCCTGGGAGAGCCATTACTCTGGCGATAGGGATAATTTGAGCCAGACATATCACCCCCCAGATATAGCTCTGTGAGATCCTCGCCTCCTGATCCGTCGTTGGTTGCTGTACGTACAGCATAAATCGGGTTTTCTGGGTCACGAAGATCGAACATATCCCAGGTCCAAATGAGGTTGTACTCTGGATGTTTTCTGATTCTCAACTCCCACAATTGATCTGGTGTCATGGGATCAGATGGTGGAGCACTGGCCCACACCATATCGGGAGTAACCGGTCTGAATAGCAACCCAGATCCGCTTTTGTTTATGTCCACACGGATAAACATCTCTCTCATGGCTAAAGTCAGATTTTGTACACGTTGCATCATAGGCCACAGGCCAGCTTTCTCGATCAACCCATCCCTGCCCAACAGAGAATCCGCGGCCCCATCAGGAGCGCCCACAACGCCCACGGCTGGAGGATCGTTGTATAGTGCTGACAGAGCGACATTAACCGATTTGAATACGTTTGTACTGAGATCAGCAACCCCCCAGGAGGCTCTCCTATCTGTGGCGATATGCCTGGATAATTCGTCCTCCAAATCCTCGATCCAATTGCCTGTCATCATCCTGTGTCTGAGTGCTGTATGCTGCCATCGTCTCTGAGTGTACTGATCCGGGGCTGCTGGTTTAATGGGGATAGATAGATCTTGCATTTTTACCTCAAGGCTATTTTGCTCTGTCTGGGTGCTCTGTACTGATAATCAACCACTGGCATGAGGGCATACCTAAGAGCATCCACCGCGTGTTTGTGCTGGGAATTGCTGTCCATCCTGCCAGTTTTTAACAATGCCCAATTTTTCAGAGATTTGATCATCAATTTACACCGTGGATTGATTTGAAACCGGCCACGAGCCTGGACTTCATTGATCACCTGACATCCATAATACACCGAAAAACGTGGCTTGAAAGCGGTGTGGATTTTGAACGGTAAACGAGAACGGGGATAGTTTAGGACATGCTCAAAAGCCGATCTGAGCATCGAATTGGACATCCTTCCACCATACCGATCTCCAGCGTGTGACCTGTCACCAGTCCACCTGGATATATCTCGGATCGTTAATTTGTGTCTCCGGATCATGGCCAGAATTCCTCTGGCGTGAATCTCTGCTGTGGCCGCTCCGGAAGAGTACTCATCCAGTACATACACATATGGCGGCTCTTTAGAGCCAGGCTCAAAACTGGTTGCCAGCAACACAGCAAATTGTGATCCAGCGTCTGATCCATGATCGATTCCTATGGAGAATTTGTACTCTCCTGGTGGACACGGAACATCAGAGATTTGCTCATCTCTGAAATGCTCAAAAATAATGCCATCTGGGATAAAACCTTCCCAGGCTCCTTCCATCCTACACGCCCTATCAAAGGACAGATAGGTCTCACTCATCCTCTGGATTTCTGCTGCCTGTAACATCGGGCGGCAGCCTCTGGGGGTGCAATTCTCCACTGTGAGAGGAGCATGGTGATCTGTGATCTGGCCAGCCTCCACCATCCTTTTCAGATAGTCCACTGGAACGCCCACAGGTGTCATGGTGATCCCAATACTTCCGCGCGTTCTGAGCGTTCTGGCTGCCAATTCAGACCAGACCTGTGGTGGTGGGGGCTCATCTATCCACACCCAGTCCACAGAGCCAGAGGCTAATCCAAGGGTTCCTCTCCCTCCTCCTGATTGCTGTGTGGTTTTTACGCGGATAATTGATCCGTTTTTAAACCGGATCACAGGTGCTCCAGTACCGCGGAAACCACGCCCCACAACGAATTCAACGTCAGGATGCAATTCATGGGGGGGGATATAGCTATGTAATTTGGCCTGTACGATTTTGCTCTGCTCCCAGCTATGAGCAATGATCCATGCCTCGATTGGTGGAGGTGTGGTGGATATGTATGGATGTATCCCCAGCACTCTCCAGACAGTGGAGACAGACCCACAGATCGTTTTTCCGATCTGGTTTCCGCCTCTCAATAATTTCATCCTTGAGAGATCTCTCAAAAAGGATTCCTGTGGAGGTGTAGGTCTGAAGAAATCCAGGGGGTTTTTTTTAGCCTGATCTGCTATCAGAGCGATTTGAGAGGCCAAATTCTGCAGAGTCATTGCAAACTCGCAAGGTGATGATTCCCGATCATCTCAAAAAATACCGCCACACATTGGGGAACAACTGAATTACCCAGGCCCTTGAGCCGCTTGCTCCTGTTGGGATTCCTGGTCGTTAATCTGGGTATATCCAACTCCCATGAGCCATCAAGCCAGGAATCCACGGGGAGAATTTCCAGACATGGAGATCCAGAAATCTTTGTATATCCACACAGATATCCCATCAGAGGATCAACCCAATCAGCGTTCAAATATCCGGTTTTTTCTTCCGCTTCTTGGACCGTAGCGCCCAAATAGCCGCGGGCTAGATGATGCTCATGGCTCTTACTATCAAGAGGCCCCACCCCCTTGCTGGTTGTGGCTGTGGGAGTAGGCCATAATCGGATATTATCTCCTATATGTTTTGGATAAAGTTTATGCCCCTTGCTTAGTAATTCCCCTGTAACAATCAACCGTGCAAGCGTTCTTGATGCCATTTTAGAATCAGATGCTATGGGAGTAGGCCACTGTTTAACGGCTGTGGAGAGACCATCCCCAGATCTGCTATTGTATGATGCTCTGTTGTGGTTTCCGAACTGTGTGGGAGTAGGCCACTGTTTTACAGCCTCTTTCAGCGTGTCAGGCTTCCGATTCTCCTTTCTCTTTTTGCTCATTCCTGCCTGGCTGGCTGTGGGAGTAGGCCACAAGCCACCATCGATCCCGCCTATGAGGTGCTCCACAGGCTCTCGCTGATAAAGTCGACCATTCCGCATTATACCCGCTTTTGGATATGGTTTTGAGTACAGATCCCAGTCCCCTAGTAAGGATCGCTGGTACGTTTTCCAGGAAAACATATCTAGGTCTAACCACGCAAACGACCTCCCACAGCCGATAAAAAAGACCAGACCTGGCTCCATGGATTCCTGCTCCTTTTCCTGCATAGCTGAGATCCTGACAAGGGAATCCCCCCACGATGCAATCGACATATGGGAGGGTTTCTGGGTTGATTTTTGTAATATCTTCATACTGCTGGGTGTCCGGATAGTGTCTTTTTAGAATCTTTCTACAGAAAGGATCGATCTCAATTTGCCATAATACCTGGCCAGTAATCCCTACATTTTTCAGACCATGGAGAGCGCCCAATTCAATGCCTCCTATGCCTGAAAAACAGGATCCAATAGTGAAATTCTTATTCATCTCCAGCCGCCGGGTATCGGATCAAATTGCCTCTCTCCAGTCCTTCCAGATGATCAAGAATTTGATGCCTCACAATAGGAGGCAGTGTTGAGACAGTGGTGACGATACTGTGTATCAATCCCTCCACACTCATCTCCCCCACCTCTTCATGTTCTTTCTTCAGAGCAATCAGATCATCATGGAGTTGTACATGGAGCCGGTGTAGCTGTGGCAAAACATGGACCGATCCGCGGGCTCTGGCCAGAAGAATATCACCTTCAACCTCTCCCAATTTTGAGACCCTCAATTGGAGGGCATTGAGATCGCTGGTGGGATCTGATTTGGGTTTGGGTTTTGGTTTGGGTTTGGGTTTTGGCTCATGGCTCATCTCAGGAGTTATGGGTTTTTGATCCCGAGAGCCCTGGGCTATCACAATATTTTTTATTGTGGTGTGGCTCACTCCATATGTTTTGGCCAGGGCTCTGAGTGAGTAATCTCCAGAGG